CCAACCCACCGCTCAAGCGGTTGATGGCAGTATCCCGACACCAGGTGTGTCACGATCCCCCTCCCCTGATTCTATCCCAGCTATTGCTAGTAAGTATGACTATGCTATAGAAGGTGATAACATTATTTGGTACTTTGAGGGACGACGTGCACGGCACCGACCTCGGCCTAATGTGTTGCACGACATTTTAGGGCGACTTGATGAGACGCGCAGCAGTGAGCTGCGACGTGTCCTAGCCGTTGATGCTGTTACTGATCATCTTGATGCTGTTAGCTTGGAAGGAAGATACGTTAGGGAACGTATAGGGCTTGTCCCAATTCAAGACGCCCGCCCAAATGGTGGTGCGCCCCGCGGTAATACCGTGGGTTTAGTGGCACGGCAGGGCCGTGCACCTCGTGCTGCAAGCACGGGCCGTCGCGAGAGTTACGCTAGTAGCGCTAGTGTTAACCGCGAACGAAGGGTGCGTGGTGACGCACCGCGTGTGGATACACGCAGTGGCCAAGAGGCCACAACCACCGCTGCGAGCGGTGGTATAGTTTCACATTTTGAAACTATAACATTTGATCATGTTCAGACTGAACGTTTAGAAGAACATGCATCGTCGTTGGGCTATGCCATTGAGTTTCGTCCCAAGCATCCAGGCATTAATTTGCATGCTTGCTTGGCTCTTGACCGTTTGATTTGTCGTCGTGTGGTCTCTCGGTGGCTAGTTGAGAATCAAATGCCGGGTACTATTCGTATTATTGGTGGGCAACGTCGCGAGCTTAACACTTGCGATGGGTTCACTTTACATGCAAACTGCCCGATTATTGATTCCACTGATATTGATAGAGTTGGCGATTGTCAGTACGATGCATGTGGTTGCGTTGCTAATTGTGGTGAAATGGACTATTGGTTCGCATGCCATAGTCTGTATTACCTAAACCTAGATGATATAGTTACATTATCTAGTGCTACCAAAAGTGGCATAGGCTTAGCTATTATGCACGTATTCCCAGATGGTACCGATGGTGTGTTTTATCCCGATGACAAACTACGCACTGTCGAGGCCACTTGGAAGCGCCATGATGGGTTAATAACTATGCAATGTGCCGGCAACGCACACCCCTACTGTCATAGAGACACAACGTGGCTTAAGCCCGGTGGATTCGATGGAGGACAATGTAGAATTGTCTGGAAATCGATTCGCCAAGTAGGGCATAGCCATATTATACTGTTTGCCCGTGTTAACCGCACTGTGGTTATGCGGCCGTTGGATGTGGCAATGCCACTTCGGCCGGATATTATCCGTAGTGTGGTCGGCAAGGTTTTATCTTTGTATTCTTATGGACAGTGGGATATTGTAGCTTTTACTGCTGCTGCGCGTGTTGCTTATAACGCGTTGCGCGATCGAGTACCAGACGGCACCGTGGATCATTATCTCCGGGCTGTCATGTCTGCCGCGCAACCTGATTCAACGCACATGCAGGTTTTGGAAGGTATTCGTGAAAATGCCCCAATAACTCAGCGCAGCAATATTGTTCTTTCTAAATTGTTTACGCCCATCACTTACTTTGAACGGTTTATGAGTTGGTTGAAATCTTTCGATTACCTTCGACTTTTAGGTTGTTCGGCGGCTGGTTTGGTCGCTAACATCGCTATGTCGTCCGTATTCCATCGACCAATTTCCCATGTTAACACTATAGCCATTGCATCGTTCCTTTATAACCTAAATTTGCAACACAAAGGAGCGTGGGCTACACAGTACTTGGGCCGTGCTGGGTTGTTATTAGAGTTAATGCTGGATGTTTATCCAGCGGGTCGTGTTTTAAATTGTTGTATGGATTGCGTCCACGGCAATTATGGCTTTGCTGCTTGCCATTTGGCTAGTGGTTATGCTTTTAACACGGCTTTACATTTAACCAATAACTTCTTGGTTCCAACTTTGACAGATTATTGCGTGGAAGGGAGGGCTTTAAAACCCATCCGACCAGGTGCTAAAGTTAAAGTTGGTCATAGTGAGTGTGTACCTCGAGTACGACTTCATTGTTATGCCTTTTATACGCCATTTGCTGGACCGGTAGTCCCAAGACGTTGCAGTCATAATGTCGAGGTCGCTGTACGCAATCGAGTAGTCATGGCAGTCCCAGAACCGGCACCTGGTGTATGGAAAACCATTACATCAATCGTTAAACCAAGGTTTGCTAATGTTACCCATTATCGTGTACCATACTTGGTGTGGCTACACCGATTTCCGCTTAGCAAACAGAAACTACATTTTGGTCTTGAAGATATTGACATCAGTAGGGTGGGTGACTTAGTCACTCCTATGCTGAAGTTGGAGAAACTTATTAAGGCTGAAGATGTTAAGTTGCATTTTGGTGTCAACGATCCGGCTACGGTTAGTAATATTGAACTGTTTGATCCACGTGTTATATCGATACGATCACATGAGTATCAGTCATATTTTGGCCCCTATTGCTTGGGCATCAGTGATGCGCTCAAGGGTCATTGCAGCATTGACGATACTGCGACATACTCATGTGGTTGTACTAATATTGAGTTAGGTCGATGGTTTGACGCTGTAAACTTGCTTCCAGATATGGTCGCATACACGTCCGACTTTAGCCGTTTTGATGCTCATATTAGTTTAGATGCTCTTCGTTATCAGTACGCTATTATGTATCAAATCTCTGGGCATTCAATGCCGTTGTGGGATCATGATCGCGTTACTAATGCGGTTTTTCCAGATGGAACGTATTATCATGTTGCCGCTACTAGGAAATCAGGCAACAGTGATACCACAGTAGGCAATTCGTTGATCAATTTTGGTGTCTGGTATTACGTTATCTCGGAATTACACATTGAGCAACCATATCGGTTGATTGTTATGGGTGATGATGCTGTTTTCGTTTGTCAACGGAAATATCAAAGTTTGCTATCGCGTGTACCTGAGTTAGTGGAACATTGTGGTTTCACTAGCAAGGGTGCATGTGTTGACATCGAACACATCACCTTTTGTAGCAATCGTTTCTTTCCCTTACACAATTGGCACTTTTGTGCCGCACAGAAACCCGGCCGTGCTATAGCGAAGCTCGGATATGCTATCAACTCACCTGGTGGGTATCGTTACCGTCAGCGTTGGTTGCATGATCTAGCAGTTACGTTAGTATACGAGTTTTCGTTTGTTCCGGTTGTGCGTGCTATTGCTTTGTACTTTTGTGTGAATGTGTTAAACTTGGAAGCTGATTATTCTTCCTTTGCCAAAGTGGTGTATTCTGTGGATGTCGCTGATTTCGACAGGTTTACGCCACTGGATACACGTGGTATTAAGGACCGCCTTTTGGTTACTGGCGCTATGGTCCAATACTTCGCGGATTTGTATGGTATTAGTCGTGAGTCAGTAGACTCAGTCGAACGTGCTATACTGGCATCGGGGCCTTTGTTACCATTGTGCTTAGATTATCCAGTGCTGCGAGAAATCGTAGCTCAGGATGTCTAGGATAAGCAGCTCCACGCGGGGGCTTAAAATCCGGCTGTTACCGGCGCGTGCCCCGTCGTGAATTATGGGTAAAAATACCAAAAATTCTTCCGGTGGCCGTAAGAACTTATCATCCCAGTTGGCTACGCTAACTGGTCGTGTTAAGAATCTTACCACCACCGTTGCTCGAAAGAACATGTCTCGTCGTAAGAACTTCGATGCCCCTGCGCGTCGTAAGAATTTCGACATTGCAACTACTGCCGCGCCCTTAGTCCGCACAGGCTTGCCTGTGATGCCTAGGTTCGCGCAGCCCGTCGGTCATACCTATCGGTGCTCTGGCACTGAGATCTTATTCAGCGGGTTGGATGTCGCCTCTTATGCGGCTGGAAATAAGATTCATGGAACTCTGGTTGCGCCTGCCTCCATCGGAGGTCGGCTCGCCATGATCAATGAACTCTTTGAGAAGTACCGTGTCAACTCACTAGCTTTTGAAATCACTTGCACTGGCGCTACCACAAGCGCCGCTGCCATCATTGTGGGTTTCGATGCTGATGCTGGTGATGCTGACCCAACCACTGGAGCCTTGATGCGATCATGGCAACATAATCTAGTTATTGAAAGCAATACAGGTGGTGCTAACGTGCTTATTGTGCGTGTGCAACAGCCTGATGCAGGTTATTATACTAGTTATGATGTTCATGGTGACTATCGCCTGTCATTCTGCGGTCAGTTTTACACTTATCTGTTGAATAAGACTGCAGGCGCATCGGTTTCACTCATGTGCAGTGTGCATTATGACATAACATTTTATGAGCCACAACTCAACAATCCAATTACGAATCCTATCAATTTTAACACTAAGCGTTATGATTCGGGCTTTGTTGGTATGTTTGGTTCTGGTGTTATGCGGCCATCGACCGGTGTGGGAGCTGGTTGGTGGTCGTCAACGACGGCTGATGTTTGGAAACCAGCAGCGTGGGTAGTACATGATCAAGATGTGCAGCTTATCGCTAACGCAGCTCATTATTTGACCTACGCAGGCGGAGGTGCTATTTTACGACTCATCGGTGCAGGTATCTACACAATCATCACGAATTTCTTGCCGCACGACGTTGTTGCAAACTCTGGTTTTGTCCAAGGTAGCATTTCTAACGCGAATCCGCGATGTGTTGCTTCCATTTTGGAGAATACCACTCGTAAAGCTACCATCGGTGCAGGTGCTAATGCCATGTCATATAACTGTGACAGGATTTATGTGCCCGTTGGAGGAGAGGGTGATTATCAAGCCACTTACGAAGGTGCGTATACGGCTAGTTATTACCCTGAGTTTCACATGTCTATCGAGTATTCGCCACGTTAGAACCCAGGTTCACGTTTCACGC